GTGGTCCGGCATCTGGCGGCCAACGGGCTAAACCTCCTCATCATGGCGCTCGTGTTTGTCGCCGGACTGATCGGCTGGGGCGTGAACAGCTACCGGGCGCCCGGTCCGCTTGCGGAGGCCCGCATCGTCGAGGTGCCGCGCAACAGTTCGCTGACGAAGGTGGCCGACCGTCTCCTGGCCGAGGGCGTCATCAGGAATGCCACGGTGTTCCGGCTCGGCGTCCGCTATGCGGGGCTCGATGGCGCGATGAAGTTCGGGGTCTACGAGGTGCCGGCGGGCGCCTCGATGGCGGATGTCGCGACTCTTCTGACGGAGGGGGGCGCCCGGGCGCGCTACCTCGTCACCTTCGGTCTCAGGGCGGACGGGGTGCAGGTCCGCATCGCGGATCTGCTGAAGCCCGAGGCGGCGCCGGAGGAGCCCGACCTCGCAGCGGTGCTGGCCTCGGGGTCCTCGGCCGAGTTCCGCGTGACGGTACCCGAGGGGCTCACCTCGTGGCAGATCGTCGAGGGGCTGAAGGCGGTGGGCGAGCTCGGGGGCGAGATCGCCGCGGTGCCTGCCGAGGGGTCGCTGGCGCCCGACACCTATTCCTTCGACCGCGGTGCAGCGCGCCAGTCGATCCTCGACCGGATGGCGGCGGCGCAGGCCCGCATCCTGGCGGCGGCCTGGGCGGCGCGGCAGCCGGGACTGCCGCTCGAGTCGGCCGAAGAGGCGCTGATCCTTGCCTCGATTGTCGAGAAGGAGACGGGAATTGCAGCGGAACGGCCGATCGTCGCCTCGGTGTTCATCAACCGGCTGAACAGGGGGATGCGGCTCGAGACCGACCCGACGGTCATCTATGGCCTGACCGGGGGGCGGGCGCCGCTCGATCGCGAGCTGACCCGTTCGGACCTGCAGAAGCGCACCGCCTACAACACCTACCGGATCGAGGGGCTGCCGCCGACCCCGATCGCGAATCCGGGTCGGGCGGCGATCGAGGCGGTGCTGGCGCCGGCGGCGACGGACTACATCTTCTTCGTGGCGGACGGGACCGGCGGGCATGCCTTCGCGGCGAACAAGGCCGACCATGATGCCAATGTTCGCCGCTGGCGCCAGATCGAGGAGGAGCGGAAGCGGGCAGCCGAGGCAGCGGCGCCGGCACAACCCTGAATTTAGTGATTGACATGGCGCGCGCTCTCTGGTAGAGAGACGTCACGCTGGAAGAATTGGGCGTCAGGCCCCGGCACGAAGCTCGTGCCGGGGTTTTCTGTTTGATGCCATTGTCTGGAACAGGCTCATTGGATGACGAGAGCGAAGGATGACGCTGATGGGACGTCTGCGATCCTGGGGCATGCGAGGCTGGTCTATCGCGAGCTTTCCGATGCCCTGGCGGACGCGATCGGCCTGTTGCGGTCCGGTCACGAGGACGAGCGCGGGGCCAAGGCACGCGAAGCCCTTCTGAAATCGCACTACAGGGCCTTGCAACAGGTCATCGCCATCGAGGTCAGGCTTGGCAAACGCAATGCAGAACACGGCGGAACCGGCGCGGTCGAACTCGACCTTGCCGCCGCCCGAGACGAGATCCATCGCCGGCTTGCTCGCCTCCGTTCCACCGGAGGCGATTGACGGCTTCCTGGGGGGGCTGAGCCCGAACGCGCTGCTGGCGCTGCCCTGGCTCTTCGAGATCTGGGCGCTGCCGGGTCACCAGCTGCCGCCGCCGGGCGACTGGCGGACGTGGGTGATCCTGGGCGGCCGCGGCGCGGGAAAGACGCGTGCGGGGGCCGAGTGGCTGCGGGGGCAGCTCGAGGGTGCGCGCCCGGCGGATCCGGGCCGCTGCGGGCGGGCTGCGCTGGTCGGCTCGACGATCGACCAGGTGCGCGAGGTGATGGTGTTCGGTCCCTCGGGGATCCTTGCCTGTTCGCCGCCGGACCGGCGTCCGGCGTGGCAGGCGTCGCGCAAGCGGCTGCTCTGGCCGAACGGTGCCGAGGCGCGGCTTTTCGCCGACGGCGACCCCGAGGCGTTGCGCGGGCCGCAGTTCGACTGCGCCTGGTGCGACGAGCTGGCGAAGTGGAAGAACGGAGCCGCGACCTGGGACATGCTGCAGTTCGGGCTGCGGCTCGGCGCGCACCCGCAGGTGGCGGTCACGACAACGCCGCGGAAGAATGCGCTGCTGCTCGGCATCCTCGGCGCCGAAGGCACGGTGATGACGCAGGCGCCGACGCAGGCGAACCGGGCGCACCTGGCGCGGGACTTCCTCGACCGGATCGAGGGGCGCTACGGCGGCACCGCGCTCGGCCGGCAGGAGATCGACGGCGAGCTGCTCGCGACCGAGCCGGGGGCGCTCTGGTCGCTTGCGGGGATCGATGCGGCGCGCGAGGCTGCGCCGGAGCTCGACCGTATCGTGGTGGCGGTCGATCCGCCGGTGACGACGGGCGGCGGGGCGGATGCCTGCGGGATCATCGTGGCCGGGGTCCGGTCACGCGGTGCGCCGAGGGCGTGGCGGGCTTGGGTGCTCGAGGATGCGACGGTGAACGGCGCGCATCCGCTCGACTGGGCGATGGCGGTGGCGGCGGCGGCCCGGCGCTGGCAGGCGGACCGGGTGGTTGCCGAGATCAACAATGGCGGCGAGCTGGTGGAGCAGCTCTTGCGGCAGGTCGATCCGGTTCTGCCCTACCGCGGCGTGCGGGCGGCGCGCGGCAAGGTCGCGCGGGCCGAGCCGGTTGCGGCGCTCTACGAGCAGGGCCGGGTCCATCATGCGCGCACCTTCCGGGCGCTGGAGGACCAGATGGCGGCGGTCTGCGCCGACGGCTATCGCGGCCGGGGCAGCCCCGACCGGGTCGATGCGCTGGTCTGGGCGCTGACCGATCTCATCATCGAGCCGGCGTCGAGCTGGCAGGAGCCGAAGGTCCGCCGCATCTGAGCGGTCCTTCTGGCGGAGCGAGGCCCGTGCCGCCCGGTGGCGGCCTGCGGGTTCGGACCCATTCCTCAGAAGGGGACGCCAATGGTTTTCGGACTGCTCAAGGGCGGACGGTCGGCGGCGGCGGAGCCGGCGGTGCCGGCCGGGCCGGCGCAGGAGGCGAAGGCCTCTGCCGCAGGCCCTGTGATCGCGTTCCAGAGTGCTGGCAGGGCGGCATGGACGCCGAAGGACGTGCCGTCGCTGATCCGGAGCGGGTTCCTCGGCAATCCGGTCGGATTCCGCTGCGTGAAGATGATTGCCGAGGCGGCGGCGGCCGTGCCGCTGATCGTGAGCGACGGGACGGCACGGTTCGAGACGCATCCCGTTCTGTCGCTTCTGGCCGCGCCGAACCCGGCGCAGTCGGGGCCGGCGCTGCTCGAGACCTTCTACGGCCAGCTCATGCTCTCGGGCGACGGGTTCCTCGAGGCGGCGGGGCACGACGCGCTGGGCCGGCCGCGGGAGCTGCACGTGCTGCGGTCGGACCGGATGCGGGTGATCCCGGGGCCGGACGGCTGGCCGGTCGCCTACGAGTATTCGGTGGGCGGGCGGTCGGTGCGGTTCGACATGACGGCCGAGGTGCCGCCGGTGCTGCATCTGCGGGCCTTCCACCCGCAGGACGATCATTATGGGATGTCGCCGCTGCAGGCTGCGGCGGCGGCGGTCGACGTTCACAATGCGGCGAGCCGCTGGTCGAAGGCCCTGCTCGACAATGCGGCGCGGCCGTCGGGGGCGATCATCTACCGCGGCTCGGACGGGGCGGGGCAGCTCCGCGAGGACCAGTATGCGCGGCTCGTCGAGGAGCTTGAGCTCAACCACCAGGGCGCGCGCAATGCCGGGCGGCCGATGCTGCTGGAAGGCGGGCTCGACTGGAAGCCGATGGGCTTCTCCCCCTCCGACATGGAGTTCCATCGCACCAAGGAGGCGGCGGCACGGGAGATCGCGCTTGCCTTCGGGGTGCCGCCGATGCTGCTCGGGCTTCCGGGCGACAACACCTACTCGAACTATCAGGAAGCGAACCGGGCCTTCTACCGGCTGACGGTGCTGCCGGTGGTCAACCGGCTGGTCTCGGCGCTGGCGGGGTGGCTGCCGCGGTTCTGGGGCGAGACGCTGCGGATTGCGCCCGAGCTCGATCAGGTTCCGGCGCTCGCGGTCGAACGCGAGGCGCTCTGGCGTCGGATCGCGGCGGCCGACTTCCTGAGCGTTGACGAGAAGCGGCTCCTGCTCGGGCTGCCGCGGCTCGGGAGTGGCGAATGAGCGGGGCGCGGACGGGATCGCGGTTCCTCTACGAGCCCTTCGACTCCGCGCATGCGCGAATCGAGACGCACGAGAAGGTGTTCCAGGAACGCTGGGCGGGACTGGAACGTCGCCTCGGCGCGATCGAGACGGCGCTCGACCGGCTGGAGCGCCGGCTGTGGGTCGCGGTCTGGGGCGTGAGCGCGCTGATGATCGGGAACCTCATCTACGATCTCTGGGAAGTCGCGCGGCCGTGAGGGCCGGCGGCGGGGACAGGAACATGGCGGACGGAATGACGGCGGCTCTCGAGACGAAGTTCCACCGGTTCGACAGCGGGCTCGGCCTGCGTGGCGACACCGAGATCGCGGGCTACGCTTCGGTCTTCGGCGTGGCCGACCAGGGTGGGGATCTGGTGCAGCGCGGCGCCTTTGCCGCGAGTCTCGGCCGCAATGCGGCGGCGGGGCGGACGGTGAAGATGCTCTGGCAGCACGATCCCGCCGAGCCCATCGGGGTGTGGGACGAGGTGCGGGAGGATGCCACCGGGCTCTTCGTTCGCGGCCGTCTGCTCACCGAGGTCCGGCGCGGGGCAGAGGCGCTGGCGCTCCTGAGGGCCGGGGCGATCGACGGGCTGTCGATCGGCTACCGGACGCTGCGGGCGCAGAAGGCGGCGGAAGGCCGGCTGCTGCAGGAAGTCGAGCTCTGGGAGGTGTCGCTGGTGACCTTCCCGATGCTTCCGGACGCGCGGGCGAGTGCGGCGTCGGGCGAGCCGGAGGCCGAGCTGCTCCGGACGCTGGGGCAGCTCTTCGCCGACGCCCGTACGAGTCTGGCGTGACGGTCACGCTGGGCGGACCAACTCTAGCCGAAGGACGTTTCGATGACGCATTCTGAAACCGGGATCCGGGCGGGCGAGACCGCGACGGGACAGGGACCGGCCGCGGAGATGAAATCCGCCATGGCCGGGTTTCTGCGTGAGTTCAACGGGTTCCAGGCCGACATTCGCAACCGGCTCAAGGAGCAGGAGGAGAAGATGGCGCTGATCAGTGTGAAGACGCCCATCGAGCGCCCGGCGCTGTCGCGCAGCGCCGATGTCGAGGCGCCGCATCGCAAGGCCTTTGCGGCCTATGTGCGGTCGGGCGACGACGATGCGCTGCGGCAGCTGCAGATCGAGGAGAAGGGGCTGTCGACCGCCGTGGCGGCGGATGGCGGGTTCCTCGTCGACAAGCAGACCGCGGACCGCATCAACGGCGTGCTGCGCGGAGCCTCCTCGCTGCGGGCCATCGCAACGGTGGTGACGGTCGAGGCGACGGCCTACGACGTTCTGATCGACCGGACCGACATCGGGGCCGGCTGGGCGGACGAGACGGCTGCCACGGTCGAGACGGCGACACCGCAGCTCGAGCGCATCTCGATCCCGCTGCACGAGCTCTCGGCGATGCCGAAGGCGTCGCAGCGCATCCTCGACGATGCGGCGTTCGATGTGGAGGGCTGGCTCGCCGACCGCATCGCCGACCGCTTCGGCCGTGCCGAGGCGCAGGCCTTCATCGCCGGCAGTGGCGCGGGGCGACCGAAGGGCTTCATCGCCTATCCCGCGGTGCCCAACGACAGCTGGACCTGGGGTTCGATCGGCTATGTGCCGACGGGCGTTTCCGGCGACTTCGTCGCAGCGAATCCGGCGGATGCGATCGTCGATCTGGTCTACTCGCTCGGTGCGCGCTACCGGGTCCGCGCGACCTTCGTCATGAACTCGAAGACGGCCGGCGCGGTCCGCAAGATGAAGGACGCGGACGGCCGGTTCCTGTGGACCGACACCCTGGCGGCTGGCGAGCCGGCGCGGCTGCTCGGCTATCCGGTGCTGATCACGGAGGACATGCCGGACATCGCGGCGAATGCCTGTGCCATCGCATTCGGCGACTTCCAGTCCGGATACACGATCGCCGAGCGGCCGGACCTCCGGATCCTGCGCGATCCGTTCTCGGCCAAGCCGAACGTGCTCTTCTACGCCACCAAGCGGATCGGCGGCGATGTGAGCGACTTCGCGGCGATCAAGCTGCTCAAGTTCTCGGTGTCGTGACCAAGCGGGCAGGGTAACCCCCGCCCCGGCGACATCGTGACGGCAGCCCGCGCGACCTGCGGGCGGCCTGCGCCCCCGTGCCCGGCTTCCGGCCGGTCCCCTCCCTCCCTGCCGAGCGGCGCGGGGGCGCTCCCCTTTCGTGCGCGGCTTGCCCGCGCCACTCCGAGGAGCGATGCGGCGATGATGCTGATCGAGATTGACCCGCCCGTGACGGGGCTCGCCGCAGTGCGGGAGTTCGGCGACCATCTGCGGCTCGGCACGGGCTTTGCGGACGATGGTTCGCAGGATGCGATCCTGGACCTCTATCTGCGCACGGCGATCGCGGCGGTGGAGGGCCGGATCGGCAAGGCGACGGTGACTCGGCGCTACTCCTGGACGGTGACGCGGTGGCGGGAGCCGCAGCGGCAGGTGCTGCCGGTGGCGCCGGTCTCTCAGGTCGACAGCGTCACGCTGATCGACGCGGCCGGGGTCGCGACGGTGCCCGATCCATCGGAGTGGGTGGTCGTGCCGGATGGGCATCGACCATATCTGCTCGGGACCTGGAACCGGGACCTGCCGGAGATCCCCGAGATGGGGCGCGCGGAGATCGTGTTCCGGGCGGGCTACGGCCCGGCCTGGTCGGACGTTCCGGCGGATCTGCGCCAGGCGGTGCTGCTGCTGGCCGCGAGCTACTACGAGAACAGGAGCGCCGATGAGGGCCGGGAGGGCGCGATGCCCTTCGGCGTCCTTGCGCTCCTCGACCCCTACCGGCCGGTGCGGCTGTGATGGCGGGGCTGCGCCCCCGTCTGCGCCGGCGCCTCGTGCTCGAGGACGCTGCCGCGACCGAGGATTCCGGCGGCGGCCGGGCCGTTGTCTGGGTGCCGCTCGGCGTCGTCTGGGCCGATGTGCGGGCGGTCTCCGGGACCGAGAGCCTGGCCGGGGACCGCGATCTCACGCGCGTGACGCACCGCATCCTGGTGCGTGCCGCGCCTGCGGGATCGCCAGCCCGTCCCCGCGCCGACCAGCGATTTCGCGAAGGCTCGCGGGTCTTCGCGCTCCTCGCCGTGGCGGAGGCCGATCCCCGGGGGCGCTACCTCATCTGCTGGGCCGAGGAAGGGAGCGGATCATGACCTATGCGACCGCCTGGGCGTTGCAGGAGGCGGTGTTCCAGCGGCTGCGGGCCCATCCGGGGCTGACGGCGCTCGTCGGCGCGGCAATCCACGATGCGCCGCCGCATTCCGCGGCCGGCGATCCCGAGGGCGAGTACGTGACGCTGGGCGAGGAGCTGGTGCGGCCGTTCGGGAGCGCCGAGCGCCGCGGCGGGACGCACGATTTCACGGTGCTGGTGCATTCGGGGCGCGACGGCTTCCAGCGGGCGAAGGCGATCGCCGGCGCGGTGTGCGACGCTCTGATCGATGCACCGCTCACGCTCGCCCGCGGGCACCTCGTGGCGCTGCGGTTCCGGCAGGCGCAGGCGGCGCGGGGCCGGGGCCCGGAGCGCCGGCGCATCGTGCTCCGCTTCCAGGCCGTGATCGAGGACGTCTGAGGGGCGGCTGCCCGTCGGACCTTGGGTGAGAGGACAGAGACATGGCAGCCCAGAATGGCAGGGACCTGCTGATCAAGATGGACATGACAGGGTCGGGCGGTTTCCAGACCGTGGCGGGCCTGCGTTCCACGCGGCTGAGCTTCAACGCCCAGGCGGTCGACATCACCTCGATGGAGAGCCAGGGGCAGTGGCGGGAGCTGCTGGCGGGCGCCGGCGTGCGCTCGGCGTCGGTTTCCGGCTCGGGGGTCTTCCGGGACGATGCGGCCGATGCGCAGGCGCGCCAGGTCTTCTTCAACGGGCAGATCCCGCGTTTCCAGGTGGTGGTGCCGGACTTCGGGATCATCGAGGGTCCCTTCCAGATCACGGCACTCGAGTATTCCGGCACGCATGACGGGGAGGTGAGCTACGAGATGGCGCTTGCCTCGGCCGGCGCCCTCACCTTCACGGCGATCTGATGGCGAACCGTTGGCGCGGCGAGGTGCCGATCGAGATCGACGGCACGCCGCGGGTGATGAGGCTGACGCTCGGCGCGCTCTGCACGCTCGAGGAGCGGCTGGAGACGGGTTCGATCGTTGAACTCGTCCGCCGCTTCGACACGGGCGAGATCAGGGCCCGCGACGTGCTGGCCCTGCTGGTGGCTGGGCTCGACGGGGGCGGGTTCGCGATCAGCGAGGCGGAGCTGGCCCGGAGCGAGATCGGCGGCGGTCCGGTCGCAGCCGTGCGGGCGGCGGCGGCCCTCCTGAGGCTGGCCTTCGTGCTTCCGGATGCGCCGGATGGCGGGTGAGCGGGTGGCGTGGGGCCGGCTGATGCGCTTCGGGCTGGGCAGGCTCGGCCTGCGGCCGGAGGAGTTCTGGGCGCTGACGCCGGCCGAGTTCCTGGTGATGGCGGGGGCAGAAGGCGGCAGTGGACGGCTCTCGCGGGCCGGGCTGGCGGCGCTGATGGCGCGATTTCCGGATGAGCCGAAGGACGGAGGAGGCGCGATTGGCAGGCCTTGAGATCGGCGATGAACTGGACGGGCTGACGACCGAGTTCGAGTCCGCTCAGCATTTCACGCAGGCCTTCCGGGAGGAGCTGTCGCGGGTCCAGGAGGAGTTGCGGGCCACCGACCGCGAGGCTCGGGGGCTGTCGCGCTCGCTGGGCACGGGGCTCAAGTCGGCCTTCGTGGACCTGGTGTTCGACGGAGGCCGCTTGACCGATGTCCTGCTCGACATCGGTCGGAGCATGGCATCGAGCGTGTTCTCGAGCGCGATCGCGCCGGTACAGAGCGCTCTCGGCAGCGGGATCGAGACATTGGTGAACGGGGCGATCGGGGGCCTCATGGGCGCGATGCCCTTCGCCGCGGGCGGGGTGGTGAGTGCGGGCCGTGTGCGGGCCTTCGCCAGGGGCGGGATCGTGGGCGGGCCGACCCTCTTCCCGCTGCGCGGCGGCACCGGCCTCATGGGCGAGGCGGGGCCAGAGGCGATCATGCCGCTCGCGCGCGATGCCGAAGGCCGGCTGGGCGTGCGGGGCGTTGCCGGCACCATCAATGTGACGGTGAACGTGACGACGCCCGATGTCGAGGGTTTCCGCCGCTCCCAGTCGCAGATCGCGGCGGGGGTCAGCCGTGCGCTCCGTCAGGGGCAGCGCAACCTGTGAGGAGCGGGCGATGAGCTTTCACGAGGTCAGGTTCCCCGCCGCGCTCTCCTTCGGATCGACCGGGGGTCCGCAGCGGCGCGTCGAGATCGTGACGATGGCGAACGGCCACGAGGAGCGCAACGCGCCCTGGGCGCATTCGCGACGGCGCTACGATGCCGGGGTCGGGATGCGGTCGCTCGCGGATCTCGAGGAGGTTGTGGCCTTCTTCGAGGCGCGCGGCGGGCAGCTCTACGGTTTCCGCTGGAAGGACTGGTCCGACTACAAGTCGTCATCTGGCCGGCTGGCGCCGGGCCCGACCGACCAGCTGCTCGGCACCGGAGACGGGGTCACGACGGCCTTCCAGCTCGTCAAGCACTACAGGTCGGGGCCTGGGACCTACAGCCGGCCGATCCGCAAGCCGGTGGCCGGCACCGTACGGGTCGCGGTCTCGGGAAGCGAGCTTGCGGCCGGCACCGACTTCTCGGCTGACCCCGCGACCGGCATGGTGACGCTGGCCGCAGCGCCGGTTGCCGGCGCGCAGGTGACGGCGGGATTCGAGTTCGACGTTCCGGTGCGTTTCGACACCGACAGGGTGACGGTCAATATCGCCGCCTTCGAGGCCGGCGAGATGCCCTCCATCCCTGTGGTGGAGGTGAGGATCTGATGCGCACGATCGATCCGCTCCTGCAGGCGAGCCTTGACGGCGGAGCGACGACACTCTGCCGATGCTGGCTTCTGATCCGGCGCGACGGTGAGCGGCTGGCGTTCACCGACCATGACGAGGACGTTGCGTTCGGTGGTGACGTCTACGCCGCATCGACGGGGCTGACGGCTGCCGCCCTCGAGCAGGGTGCCGGCCTCGCGGTGGACAACGGCCAGGCGGCGGGGGCGCTCCAGTCGGCAGGGCTGACGGAGGCCGACATTGCGGCCGGGCTCTATGACGGGGCCCGGGTCGAGCAGTGGCTTGTCGATTGGACGGCGCCAGCGCAGCGGCTGCGTCTCTTCTCCGGCAGTCTCGGCGAGATCACGCGGACCGGCGCGGCCTTCCAGGTCGAGCTGCGCGGGCTCACCGAGGAGCTGAACCGCCCGGTCGGCCGCGCCTATCTGCGCGACTGCGACGCAAGCTTCGGCGACCAGCGCTGCGGCGTGGACGCCGGCGCGCCGGCCTATTCGGCGACCGCGATCGTCTCGTCAGCGAGCGGCGTGCGGCAGTTCACGAGCGCGGGCCTCAGCGGATATGCCCCCGGCTGGTTCGAGCGGGGCCGCATCGAGTGGCTCGCCGGCGAGAATGCCGGCGCGATCACCGCGGTGAAGTCCGACCGCCTCGCAGCCGGGGGCCGGCAGATCGAGCTTTGGGAGGAGGCGGCACGCGCGATCCGGCCGGGCGACAGCTTCCGGATCGTGGCGGGGTGCGACAAGCTCGCCACGACTTGCCAGACGAAATTCAATAACTTCATCAACTTCCGCGGCTTTCCCCATATTCCGGGAGAGGACTGGGCCAACAGCTATGCCAGGGAGGGAGAGCGGCATGACGGCTCGTCTCTCTATCGGTGAGCGCGCTGTCCACGCGGCCCGGGGATGGATCGGCACCCCCTACCTTCACCAGGCGAGCTGCCGCGGTGCGGGGTGCGACTGCCTCGGTCTCGTCCGTGGCGTGTGGCGCGAGCTCTACGGTGCGGAGCCCGAGGCGGTCCCACCGTACACGCCCGACTGGTCCGAGTCATCCGGCGAAGAGGCGATGCTCGCCGGAGTCCGGCGGCATCTGGCCGAGGTCGGGCGCGACGACATGCGGGCCGGCGACATCCTGGTGTTCCGGATGCGTCCGCGGTCGGTCGCCAAGCACATGGGCATCGTGGCGGGCGACCGGGCGCGCTGGACACTGATCCATGCATACTCGGGCCGTGCGGTGGTGGAGTCTCCTCTAGGTCCCGGGCTTCTTGCCCGGATCGCCGGGGTTTTCAGGCTGCCGAGTACCGAAGTGACCGGACGGGGTGACTGATGGCAACGTTGCTGCTCACGGCGGTCGGTGCAGCGGTCGGGGGGTCGCTTGGCGGGTCGGTGCTCGGCGTGGCGGCCGGCGTCATCGGCAAGGCGGTCGGGGGAACGGTCGGTGCCCTGATCGACCAGAAGCTCCTTGGCGGTGGCCAGGCGCCGGTCGAGACCGGGAAGGTTACGTCGTTCCGAGTGCAGAACTCGGTCGAGGGGGCGCCGATTCCGCGCCTCTATGGCCGCATGCGGGTCGCCGGACAGCTGATCTGGTCAACGCGGTTCCGCGAGACGGTGCGGCAGAGCGGCGGTTCCGGCAAGGGTCTCGGCGGCGGCGGGCCAGCCGTGCGGGAATACAGCTACTCGGTGAGCATCGCGCTCGCCCTCTGCGAAGGGCGTGTGTCGCGGATCGGCCGCGCCTGGGCGGACGGCAAGCCGTTCGAGATCGAGGCTGCGAACTGGCGGCTGCATCAGGGTGGGGAGGGGCAGCTTCCGGATGCGCTGATCGAGGCCATCGAGGGACCGGGCAACGCGCCTGCCTACCGCGGCACGGCCTATCTGGTGTTCGAGGACCTCGACGTCAGCCAGTTCGGGAACCGGATTCCGCAGTTCAACTTCGAGGTCTTCCGGCAGCCTGATGTGCCGCTCAGTCTGGTGCCCGAGGCTACATTCCGTCCGGCCGAGCAAGTGCGTGGCATCGCGCTGGCGCCCGGGACAGGGGAGTACGCCCTTTCGCCCGACCCGGTCTCCTACTTCGTCCAGAAGGGTGTGCAGCAGCTCGCGAACGTGAACAATGTTAGCGGCGAGACCGACCTTGTCGTATCGCTCGCGCAGCTCGATGCCGAACTGCCGGCCTGCGATGCCGTCTCGCTGATCGTGTCCTGGTTCGGGACCGACCTTCGTTGCGGCTCGTGCCGGATCGAGCCGCGCGTGGACCAGAAGGACCGCGACAGCGCGACGATGCCCTGGCAGGTATCGGGGGTGACGCGCCAGACGGCCGCCCTAGTGAGCCAGACGGCCGGCCGCCCGACCTATGGCGGAACGCCGAGCGACCAGTCGGTCGTGCGGGCCATCCGTCGCATGAAGGCGGACGGGCGCAGGGTCATGTTCTACCCTTTCGTGCTGATGGACATTCCGCCCGGGAACGGGCTTCCCGATCCGTGGGGTGCGGGTCCGGAGCAGCCGGTCTTTCCTTGGCGCGGGCGCATCACCCTGTCGACGGCGCCGGGTCGCCCGGGAACGCCGGACAAGACTGCGGCAGCCGCGGCGGAGGTCGCCGCGTTCTTCGGTCAGGCGGAGGCCGTGCAGTTCGTGGCGGGCACGGAGACCGCAACCTATGTGGGACCGCCCGATGCCGGGTTTCGCCGGTTCGTGCTGCACTATGCGCATCTCTGCGCACTCGCAGGCGGGGTCGATGCGTTCTGCATCGGCTCGGAGCTTCGGGGCCTGACCCAGATCCGGGACGGGGCGGCCAGCTACCCGGCCGTGGCGGAGCTCCGGCGGCTCGCGGCAGATGTTCGGCAGATCCTCGGGCCGGCGACGAAGATCGGTTATGCAGCGGACTGGTCGGAGTATTTCGGACATCAGCCCGGGGACGGAACCGGCGACGTCTTCTTCCATCTCGACCCGCTCTGGGCCGATCAGGCGATCGATTTCGTCGGGATCGACAACTACATGCCTCTCTCGGACTGGCGCGATGAGGCAGGACATCTCGACGCCCCGGCCGGCTCGATCTACAGCATCGACTATCTTGGCGGCAATGTCGCAGGCGGCGAGGGTTACGACTGGTACTACGCTGACCAGAGTGCACGGGACGCGCAGACAAGGTCGCCGATCGTCGACAGCGCGTATGGCGAGCACTGGGTGTTCCGCTACAAGGACCTGCTTACCTGGTGGTCCAGCCCGCACAGGAACCGGCCGGGCGGGGTCAGGTCCGCGACGCCAACGCCATGGGTGCCGCGCTCCAAGCCGATCTGGTTCACGGAGTTCGGCTGTCCGGCAATCGACAAGGGCACGAACCAGCCGAACGTCTTCTTCGACCCGAAGTCCTCAGAGAGCGCCGCGCCCCATTACTCGACAGGGCGGCGGGATGACTTCATCCAGCGGCGCTACCTTCAGGCCCAGTTCGCGCACTGGACGGACCCGGCCAACAATCCGGTCTCACCGATCTATGGCGGTCCGATGGTGGATCTGGCCAACGCCTACGTCTGGGCGTGGGACGCCCGGCCCTGGCCGGACTTTCCGGCGCGGACCGAGGTCTGGTCGGACGGGCCGAACTATGAGCTGGGCCATTGGGTCCAGGGCAGGATTGGCGGCGCGAGCCTGCCCGAAGTGGTGGCGGACATCTGCCTCCATGCCGGTGTGGACGAGCTCGACTGCGCCAGCCTCTTCGGCGTCGTCAACGGCTATTCGATCGACGCGCCGCAGACGGCACGACAGTCGCTCCAGCCGCTGATGCTGGCCTACGGCTTCGACGCCTTCGAGACCGACGGTGCGGTGAGGTTCCGGATGCGGACCGGGCCTGAGGATCAGGCCATCGATGAGGAGGACTTCGCGCTCGATGACGAGGGCGCCGAAGGGAACGGCCTGAGCTTCCGGCGTGCCCCCGGCATCGAGGTGCCGGACGGGGTCCGGCTGAGCTATCTCGATTCGGAGAACGACTATCAGCTGGCCGCAGCCGAGGCGCTGCATCCCGCAGGGCAGCCGTTCCGCGTGGAACAGGGGCAGCTCCCGCTCGCGCTGGCTGCAGGGCAGGCCCGCGAGATCGCGGACCGGTGGCTGGCAGAGATGCGGATCGGGCGGGACGAGGTTCGCCTCGTGCTGCCGCCATCGCTGCTCAAGCTTGTCGCCGGCGACCTCGTCCGTCTGCCGCAGGCGCGCACGCACGCCCTCTACCGCATCGAGAGGATCGAGGAGCGTGGCGTGCGCCTGGTCGAGGGGCGTCGGGTAGAGACGGGCGTCTATGGCGCAGGATCAGGCCCCCGCCGGCGCCGGGCCTCGCCCGCTGTTCCCGTTGCGGCTGCCGGGTATGTCGTTCAGTTCCTCGACCTTCCGCTTCTGCGAGGGGACGAGACGCCGCATGCGCCGTGGATAGCCGTGACGGCCCAGCCCTGGCCGGGGCCCGCCGCCGTCTTCTCCGCTGCGCAGGACAGCGGCTACGCGCTCGAGACGACGGTGCGGTCGCCCTCGGTCATGGGCGAGACGCTGGACGACCTGCCGCCCGGGCGCCCCTGGCTCTTCACACGCGGCCCGGGCATCCGCGTGCGGGTGTCCGGCGGCGTTCTGACCTCACGCAGCGAGGCCGAGATCCTCAACGGCGCCAATGCGGCCGCACTGCGAGCGGCAGGGCGCGCGGACTGGGAAGTGCTCCAGTTTCGCCGGGCCGAGCTGATCGGGCCATCCATCTACCAGCTGACGGGGCTTCTGCGCGGCCAGGCGGGGACGGAACACCTGGCGGCCGACCCGGTTCCCGCGGGTGCCGAGTTCGTCCTTCTCGATCGCGGGCCGGTCCAGCTCGATCTGGCGCTCTGGGAACGGGGCCTGCCGCGACACTACCGGATCGGGCCGGCATCGCGCCCGTACACGGACGCTTCCTACAGCCTCCGCGTCGAGAGTTTCGACGGCGCCGGGTTGCGCCCCTACGCGCCCGTCCGGCTTCGGGCGGTACGCGCGGCTGACGGCGCGATCGACATCTCGTGGTTTCGCCGCGCCCGCTGGGGTGGCGACAGCTGGGCAGGGCTCGACGTGCCGCTCGCCGAGGATCTGGAAGCCTACCGGGTCGAGGTCCGCCGCGCCGGCCTGCTCGTCCGGAGCTTCGAGACGTCCGTCCCTTCCGCCCGATATCTGGTTGCGGAGCAGGCCGTGGACCTCGTCGTCCCGCCGTTCGAGATCGACGTGATGCAGATATCTGCGGTCTATGGCGCCGGCCCCAGCACGAGGATCGTGTTCAATGACTGA